CTCCCTAAAAATAAAAGCCAGAGTTGCCTCTGGCTCCGTGTTAACTCGTCTTCACAACAATAATTTCAGTAGTTTTTGACGTCTTCCCTGCCTCAAACGCGACAATGGTCAACTTTTTGCCCACGTTCAGCGTCAAGCTGATTGCGTTCGATGCGACCGCTGTGGTGAGGTTTTGCGAAAACACCCCGTCCACATAAAGTTGAATCGTGTGCGATGCCGCTGTTGCGGTGACCGTGACCGATGTCGCGGAGACGCCACCATAGGTGTAGTAGAACACTGAAGCGGAAAACGTTGGCGACAATGACCCACCTGCACCTGTGAGGGAGAGAGCCGAGAGACCAGCGGAAGCCGTGAGGCCAAGGGATGGTTTCCCAGTGACTTTGATCGTCGCTTCGAACGTAGCCGCCTCTTCCATTTCTGCGTTGGTTGTCGCTTGGGTCACGATGCCGCTAAACGTCCACTCCGCTCCCAAAGTCGAAGGGAAGAGGATAGAAAAGGCCGTAACCGCTCCAGAGTTGAATAGAGTGAAAATTTGATTTTGGCCATTGGTGTCGCTTGGCTCGAAGAATCCTGAAACGGAAACTTCGCCGCCGTCTCGCATGCCTTGAATAAACTCGCGGTACGTGTCAGCAGACTCCAAAGTCGTGACGTCGATCGTGTCGGCTGTCAGGTCAATGCCCGAGACTGACGTGAGACCTGCGATGTGATTGGCACCGATTTTTAGACGCGTGCCGAATGCGTGCTTCGCCATTTTTGTACCTCCTAAAAGTAAAATTCGTATTGGATGACGCACCGATAAAGTTTCGGTTCGTCGTCGTAAAGCTCCACGGGTTCTTGGTAAGTCACGTTTTGGATGAAAGGTCCACCTGTGCCGATGACGCGGCTTTGAAACGTCAGAATCTTCGCCATCACCAGTTTCGTGAGGCTTTTCATCGTTGTGTAACTCGTCTGCACCACGTGGATTTCGCACGAGACTCTCTTTGATGACTCATAGCCCTCAAGGGACTTTTCTTGCAAGCCTTCCGTGGACACATAAGCCACATAGGGAGCCGCAAGGAGAGACTGATTTTGACTCCGTGCGAGGAGCGGGAAAACTTTAGAGGCGAGTCCAGATACTGAACTCACCTCGTTACGTAAGGCTTCTTCAAATGTCATGGACTCACCTCAGTGCCTTATCAATGGATTTCAACATACTGTCAATAATCGTTTTTTCGATTTTGCTTTGATTCTGTTGCAGGGAATCCCTCATAAAGTAAGCCCCTGGCATGTAGCCGCCATCACGAGTGATGTAGCCATATTCCTGAGCCGCAGGGTAGTAGCTCCGCTTTCCGTCCTTAGAGACTTTGACGAAGATGTCGTTCATGCTGGAGTCCATCGTGACCTGGAAGACTGCTTTGCCCCTGCGACTTCTCTCTTTTTTGAGGATGATGCCTTTCTTTAGGTCTCCAGTGTCCTCCGGGGCTTTCGTTTTCGCTGAGCGATAGGCGATGGTCATCCCTTTTCGTGCGGCAGGAGTCACACCAGGAGCCTTGCCCAGCTCTTTGATGGCTCTTTGAAGCTCTTTGAGTCCTCTAATCTCCATCTCATCACCCCATTGGATGCCGTGAGCAGATCAGCTCCACGATTTCATCATTTTTGGAGTAGGTTCGAACGATGTAATACACTTTTGAGTCATACTCAAGCCTCGTCTCGTTGTCGTAGTCGATAAAGCGGACCACAAACATGACCTCGGGACGTATCCCTTGAGCGTGGGCTTGGTAAAACTCACTTTGGCGAATGGATTTTTTGTTCGCGAACACTGTTCTCTTAGCAGGAGTGCCGTCTACGTACTCGCCGAACGAGTTCTGAGTCTGTGTGGTCGTGATCAGGTCTACAACGTCTCGCCAAAGCATCAGCTCACCACCATCGCCACAGAAACTGTCGCGTCAGCGGACACATCAACCTCACCGTTGACCGTGGTGTAGTTTTCTTTGGTGACGACATACTTCTGGTTCTGGTTAGGTTGGACGCCGAGGAACACAGCCTGACCCGATGCGTTGGTGATTCGCTTCTGCCCCTGAAACTCCACCGTTGCATCCGCGAGCGCGCCCGAGGACGTCACTGAAAAGGTGATGGTGTACCCGTTGTACTTTCGCACCAGTGCGAGAGCAGACTTCTGGGACTCATAACTGGTCATGAGCTTCTCTGCATCAGGGTTGTCCCAGCCAAATTGAGCTTTTACGTACGTAATAATGGCGTTTCTGACGAGTGGGTCAGTGTCCACGACCTTTTCTGGGACAATGGAAAATATTTTCAAATCCTCTTCGGCAGCTGAGATGAGATTGTTAATCTCCGTGTCAAAGGCCGAGGAGGATATTCTTAGGACTTTTTTAACGTCAGCAAGGAAAGTCATTTAAACCACCAGGTAGACGTCTACCTTCGACCCGTTGAGTGCTGTATTGAGGTCAAACGTGTTGCTCTCTAGGACGGTTGCCGATGTTGTGACAGTCGGCAGAGTCCCTTCGCGCACGTTGTTGTGGTACGCCAACAAAACACTGTTGTGAGCGAGTTTATACGGGATTCCAAGGACTTCGCCGAAACCTATCGCTGTTGTCGCTCCTGTGCCGTCATGGGCAGGGATGGTTACCTTGGTGACGGTGCGGAATGCTTTGGTTCCTGCGACAGTCCCCGCGGTGTCCACAGTGAACGCTGGCAGAGTCTCAGTGATGACCTCGTTATCCATGTTGGTGCCTTCGATGATGACCTGTATCGCTTTGATGTCCGCAGCTGTGCCGCCTGCTGTGGCTGTGATGTTGCGAGCATAAGCAGGGTTTGTGATGCCTGTGGTGATGACTTGCGTCAACGCTGTCGATGTGACGGCCGCAAGGACTGCTGTGGTATTGGCGACAACTGCCGAAGCCGCAGGGACTTCGATATGAGCGATGTAGCCTCTGTCAACGTCAGATAGACCGTCAGTTTTGAGATTTGTATTTTTCGGATTGATGCCGATTCTGACCATTTTGCCACCTCCATAAAAATAGGGAGCCGAAGCTCCCCTGAATTAAGCTCGTTTTACTCTTAAGAAGCCGTTTTTCGCCGTCACGTTGCCGCCTGCGAAGATGGACCCGCGGTGAGCGATGTTGCCATTTTTGAATTGATAGTCCATGGAGCGCTCGACTGTGATAGGCGAGAAAACTGTCATGGTGTAGTTGGAAAGCGAGCCGTAAGCCATGAGATACTGACCTGTTGTTGCAGTTGCAGTCGCCTTGCATTCACTGTTGATGATGTAAGGTACCCCGTCGATCGTGCCAGTGTTTCCGTTGTTGGTGACGTTGTAGATTTTCTCGCCGTCGTTTGTGCGGAGAGTCGCAAACTTTTTGAGATCGAGCTTGTTGAGGATAAGCACCGCAGTCCCCTCGACATCCTCAGTGCCACCGTAGGAGTAGATGATCTCGTCAAGAGTGGTTTCGTCGATGTCAGTGATGGAGATATCCGTTGCCGCGTCGATTGCTGTGGCGTTGCTGGAGAAAATTCCTGTGAATGTGTTTGTTGTGCCAGCGCCGATCAAGATTTGGCGAGTAATTCTCTTTCTAAGGGCGATGGTGATGCCATTTACGACTTCTGCGTCATAGTTGGCTAGAGGCAACTTGATGACTTCCTCAGTGTCCTCAGCGTAAGCGGTGATTTTGGCCTTATTAATCGTCGCATAGTTAAAAGTCGGCTCAGCAGTAGTGTAGTTGGCTTCCTCAGCTGTGTAGCCGCCCTCGCCGTAGCCTGTGATGTACGGCTGGCGGAAAGTTTCGCCACCCAAAAGGACTCTCACGCCTACACGGTCAAGCAGAGTCGAAACTTCGTT